TCCGCCAATTCTAGGAACCATATTGCCAGCAATATTACCAATACCCTGATACAGCCCGCCTAGCGCCTGCATCTTGGCATTATACGCTGCCGTGTCGTAATTGCCCTGATTGGTCGCAGCCTGAGCGACGGGCGCGGCTTGGATGTTACCGCCGCCCGCGTAGCCCTGGAACTGCGGCGTCTGGATCTGCGAGCCTGACAGCAAGCCCATGATTTCGTTCAAAGGCTGGTTCCGCATGGCAATGTTCTGCTGGAGCCGCTGCTGCTGGGCTTGGTTGCCGAACTGGGCCGCGCCAAGGTTCTGGTTATACTGCTGGGCAGCAGCCTGATTATACAGCCCAGCCGATTGCCCAGCCTGACCATAATTCTGGGCCATTGCGGCATTGGCTTGGTCTTGCGAACTCATGCCCTGACCGTAATTCTGGCCGATAGCTTGGTTCTGAAGCTGCTGGGAACTCATGCCCTGCCCGTAGTTTTGGGCAATGGCCTGATTGCCAGCCTGGTTGGCTTGTAAGCCCTGGCCGAAGTTCTGACCGATGGCCTGATTGCCCATCTGCTGCGCCTGGGCAGCCTGACCGAAACCCTGACCCAAGGCGGCATTGTACATACCGGCCTGACCCATAGCCTGACCGTAGCCCTGCTGATTGGCGCTCATGTCGAGGCCGATACCCTGCAAGGCAGCCTGGCTCAGAAGGTCGTTCTGGCCCTGCTGCTGCTGGCGCATGGCGTTATTGTACGCCTCTGAGCCTGGCGTGATGCCCTGATTGGCAAGCTGTTGGGCGGTAGCCGCAGACTGCTGGGCAAGCTGGGGCTGGAGGCGGGCCATAATGGCCTGCTGGCCTGTCATACCGGCATTGACCGGCATGGCCGCAACGCCAGACATATCTGCGCCAGTCCTTAGACCGCCGAACTGGCCCGCATTAACGCCCTGAGCCTGCCCATAGGCACCGGCATCAATCCCCTGAGCCTGACCATATCTGTCAGCCCCAACGCTTCCGGCCTGACCGAAGGCCCCGGAAGGAACGCTGCCCGCCATGCCGTACTGGCCCATGGCAGGGCCGTAATTGACCGGCATCTGCGGGCCGAGAGAAGTCTGGATGTCATAACCTTTTGAATCAAATGGGGTTTTCAAAGCCCCTTCAAGCGTCGGAACTGCGTAATTTTCAGCAGTCTGCGACAAACGCCGTCCAATGCGCTGCTGGGCTTCTAGAGCGGCTTGCGATTCCGGGTTTAGCGTCTGGGTAATGGTAGGCGTGTCAGAGTCGCCAGCCGTCGTAAACTGCTCAATGGTAGGGGCAGTCCCGGCTATGACATTGCCGCTTGAGTCATACTCCTCCTGCCGGTTGTTGAAGTCCTGCATGGCCTGGTCATAGCCAGCCTGATTTACAGTTGGAGAGCCAAAACTTACGGTCTGGCTGCCGTATGGCGTATAGGTATTAGGCGTGTTCAGCCTAGCCTGAGTACGCGCAGTGGCAATGTTCTCAGTGCCCTGCGCCCGCGCTGCGGCAGCATAGTCAGGTGCTGGCGGTGCTGATGGCTTACCCATATCGTTCTCCTAAATACCTACAATCAGCCTTTTTCAGCGTGTACAAAATAATGTCGCCGTCCGGTGCTGCGTCTGTAATCCTTGCTTCTTCTGTAAACCCTAAATTCTCTACAAACTTCATACTCTTAGCGTTCGCGTTGCTTACTGGTACAATGACCTTTTCGACCCCGCATTTGACGTAAGCGTACCTAAAAATCGCCCCTATGTATGACCTGTTAATCTGCCCAGTTATAGCTACATGAGCCATAAGAGATCGGCCATTCCAGTTCTCATACATAGTACCGGCTACAAGTTCTCCGTCCTTTTCAAGCCCGATGGCAGTAGCGGTATCGCCGCTGAAACTGCCGTTCATCTGCTTTGCTACCCAATGGCCCACTTCGGGGCCGCTAACTATACGCCCGCCCATCCGGTCTGATACACCACATCTGTCGAAGCCCATTGTATCTGGATACCGCTGCTGGCCGTCTTCATCTGTAGACCGCCGCAGTAGCCGATGCCCGTAATGCCCAGCCATGTGTTCTGGATCGCCAAGTCAGCGCCCCACAGGGCCGTGTCCCATGTGCTTGTCGCAGCGTCCCAGACGGCATAGGCAGAGCCTGTAAATGTTACAGGGGCCGTGGTGTCGGACGTATCGAAGTCAATATTCATGCCCACGCTGATGGTCGGGTCGCCATTGGTGAAGATGCTGGGCCTAGCGCGGGTGAAGTACTTCTTGACGCCGCGAGCGCCTAGATAGTTGAACGCCTGGAGCGTGGTTGTGGTTATGTTGCTGGTGTTGTCAGCGTAATTGTCATCCCAAGCAAGGCCGACATAGCCGTCTGAGCCAAAATAAGGCTCCTCGCCAAGCGTTTCCCAGCAATATGCTGCCCAGCCCATAAATTGGCACCAAGACTTTGTGATGGTGTTCATCACATATTGCTCTTGCTGGCCGTCAGCCACTGGGACGTTAATCCAAACAGCGTTGTATTTGGAAGTGGTAAAGATCTGCCAACCGACATCGGCGTGGCTACCGCCATACTGGGTCGTGGCCGCTGTGATCGCGCCCTGTATCTTGTCGGAAAGGGCCACACGGGGGTCTAGGCGGCTGGATTGCAGGGATGCGGCAAAGGGCATCAAGCCAGCGTAGGTCAAGACCAGCAAGTCGCCGCCCCATTTCAACATGGCTCGCGCACCAACCGGCGAACCTATGTCCCATACGCCAATCAGTGACCATGTGGCCGCGCTAGCAGGGTCTGTTCCACGAAATACGACAACTTCGCCCTGGTTAGTAATAAAGGCAATGTTGTCATCAACACCATAGCCAGCGTCAAGCGTCCAAGTGTCCAGATCGACTAAACGACCACCAAGGCGGCAAATAGAACTCATGTCGATATATTGAGCCGCGCCGCCAATTGAGCTAGTCGGCAAATACCAGGCTTTTAGCGTGTTTTTCTCAATGAACCACAAGCGGTTCTTGAACAGCGTGATATTGGACAGGTTGTTGTCAGTCACGCCCGTAATGGTTGGGGTTGACCAAGTTGTGCCATCGTACAGCCGGGCGTCATCAACGCCGTTGACGGCCATAAGGTAACTGCCGCCAGCCGTGGTGATGTTGACGTATTCCCAGATACCGTTGGTCAGGCCGGACACAACAGGCGAACCTACAGCCCCGGCGGCGGTTACATCGTAGATTTTGCCTGTACTAGTGACGGCAAACATCTCTGACGTTGCGCCGCCGTTATAGATCAGAAGGGTCTGGGCTTTGCCATCAAGGCCCGTGGCGTGTTTGCTATAGCCGCCCCGCATGGTCAGGCTGCTGACCGTTGGGAACATATTGATGAGCGTTACAGCGTCCGTAGGTTCCATGTTGGCAAGGCTGTCACGCGCGTTCCAGCCGCCCAACGGGGCAGGCAGCGACTGAACTTGAGCCGCGTTGCCTTGGACAATGGAGCGTGGGCTAACTGCCATATCCGCTATCCGGGATATTGTCCCATCCGATCAACACGCTACCGGGGCGCGGTGCAAACGACAGGTTAGCCGACGATGTGTCCTGGGCTACGGAAGTGTCGAACTCAGTCAGATAATCGCGGTAAAGCGCAGTTGTGTCGAAGCCCTTGGCCTGGAAGTACTTTAGCTTCGTAGACAGAACCATCACGCGGTCAGGATAAATGCAGGTATCAGTGTCAACCGTGAAGCTATTCTTCACATCGCCATTGGCTGCCTTCGCCCAACCCTTGCTGCGGTACTCAAAGCCCAGATTTTCAGTGTCCGAATAACCCGGCCAAATCTGGAAATAGCTGCCCAACAAGCGCCAGCGGATACGCGGGCCGGTGCTGATAAAGCCGCTGAGAAGCCATTCCCACTGCTGGGCGCTTTCCGGGCCAAGCATTTCCCAATGCTTGCTCTTGTCCCACTGTGTACGCGGCACGATGCTGTCATAGTCAGACGGCAGGTCGTACTTGACCTTCTGGAAGTAGATCGTGCCAGTGGTCACGGCCTCTGTCGAATACTGCGAGACAGTGACCTGCGTACCAGAATCCACGCTGGTGATGAACGTGGCATTTGGAAAGCCAGTGCCAACCACCATGTATGTCGTGTCCAACCCGGCAGTGGACGGGATGTTGGTAATCGTCAGCGCGCTGGTCGTGTAGTCGCCCGTCGTGGTCGTGTATTCCGTAAAGAAGCTGTACGGTATTGTCAGTTCGCGCCAGTCGGCCTTACGCAGCAATTCGTACCCAGAAGCGTTCATCAACGCAAGAATCTGGATAACGTCTTGGTTCGTGTTTCCCGCAACCGTTGTCGGTGTTGGAACGCCTAGTTCATTGGTGGCCTGTTGCACCAACTGGAGCATCGTCGTACTGGACATCTACATCTTCCTTGCGTGGCCGACCAGGCTTACGCTGCGCCATGAGCAAAGCCATCTGGGCCTTCAACTCATCTAGTTCGCTGCGGGTCTTAGCCAATTCAGTGCTGCTTTCAGACTGATTTCGCTGCGTCAGATACCCGCGAGCGCGTTCGCGAAGGCCAGCGGCACCCATGCCAATACGCTGCAACTGGGCGTCCGTGGCCGTTGCGACCTGCTCGACGGTCTGAAACTTCAAAATCTGCAATTCAGCCATCTGGTTTTCATTGAAATCCTCAGGCTTATCCTTGTTCCACTGATCCAGCTTCGTGCCGATCACCTGACCGTCATTGTTCTGGGACTGGAAATGAAGCCATTGACGAATAAACCGTTCCTTGTGGTGTTCGCGGGCGGGCTGCTCAATGATGTTAGTCTTATCTCCCGGCACCATAATTCTCACAAAAGGCGTGTCCTTGTAGGGAGCCTTGTCAAACACGTAAAACTCTACGTGCAGGTGAGAATCGGCATTGGAGATATCGCTATCCAGAGGCATAAATTACTCCTTACGTGGAAGACAGAGCCGCAGTAACGGCCCAGGTGGTGGCGGAAGTGCCAAGGCAGATTCCAGTCTTAGTATTACCCAAGGCAACGCCAGTCGAACCGGCAACAGCCGCATTGATGGTGACGCCTGTGGTTTCGTTGCTGTAAATCTGAAGGGTCTGGCCGCTCAGATTGTAGATATAGACAACAGCGCCAGCTTCGCACGGGGGCAACTTGAGGCCAGTGGACGCCGAGGAAGTCGTAATGGCGTTAACAACAGCCGAAAGCTGCAAGGCATCTGCCTGTGTCGTGCCAACGGCAACCAAGGCAGTCGCGCCGTCACCGCAGATGGAAATGGTCGCCAGCGGGGAATTACCGGAGGCGAGGACTCTTGAAGGAATGGGCATGATTAGATCCTTTATCTAGGGTTTTGAACGTAAAATGTGGCATACGGACAGGCATCGCCTTGATCCGAATGCTCGTACTTGATGTCATATTCAGAAAATTTGCTCTGCCACCATTCGCTAGGAAACACGGATAGATGAAGCGGGTGACCGATCAGCTTTCCCATACTATCGTCAAACAGGGCTATTTTGAAATAGCAACTATCGACGCAATCCATGATATTTCTAATAACGTCAGACACATCCTCCGGGGGGATATGCTCCATGACATCGGTGCAGTAGCCAATATTGCCACTGATGCCGATTGGCTTGGTCAGGTCGGCTACCGTAAAAGGCAAGTTATTGCCTTCGTCGCGGCAATTCTCAGCAAAATCAACGAGTTGCACTTCGCAGCGGGTCAGGTTTGCAATCTTCTGACCGCCCCGGCCTGTGCCGCAGCCAAAGTCCACAATGACATCGGTCAGCTTGGGATCGGCAATCTGGACAAAATGCTCCGCAAATGACTCGCCGGGGGCGACTTCCCGGTAAAGCGGGGTCTGCCACATGGCTTCGTATTTCCCGACTTCCGTCATGGGCGCGGGAGGCTCAGACATGGCCTTGGCAATGGCTGGGAGCAGCCCGTGGCCGTGGACTTGGATGATCGTATCCTCTTCCGCAAGCTGTTCGGCTGCGGTCTGGAACTCCATGGCCTGACGGGCCATCCAAGGGGCCGCGATGTATTCCTTGCCGCCAACCCAGTAGCCTTCGCGGGGGTCTTCGGCGTTGGCCGCTTGGGCGTAGGCGTGGCCTTCACCGGCCACAGAATAGCTGGAATCAAAGCCGTAAAGGTGGATTGAGCGGTAACCCATGCAGAAGGCAATGCTCATGGCCTGTAGGCCCACGGTGGTCCCGCCGCCAATTAGGGCGCAAACGCGCTCGCCAATATAGTCTTGAATGCCAGGGTAAGCCGGGTGCCACAGGGTAACGTCATGGCCGCCCAGGGCCTCAAAGACGCCATCGCTGCACTGGGATGCAATTAGGTATTTGGTGTTCTTATTTGGATGAACAAAGCCCTGATTGTGCGCTCTGGCGTCCAGTAACACAAAGTAATCAGGGGTCACATCAACGCTGGCAAGGGTCGGAATAGTGCCATTTACGGCAAAAACCTTATGTCCAGCCGCCTTGTGACCAGCAATCATGGGGAGCAGCGGCTTCAT